CTTTCAAGTAGCTAATGCTTTAACAGCAGGTAACAATCTTTCTGATCTAAGTAGTGCTACTACTGCTTTAACAAACTTAGGTTTGACCTCAACGGCTGCTGAACTAAACATACTCGATGGTGTTACTGCCACAGCTACAGAGCTAAACATTTTGGATGGTGTAACTAGCACCACAGCAGAGCTAAACATCCTAGATGGAGTTACATCGACCGCAACAGAGCTTAATCTTCTTGATGGCGTGACTGCCACTACAGCAGAGATTAACTACCTAGACATAACAACTCTAGGAACTACAGAAGCCTCTAAAGCTGTCACAGCAGATGCTAATGGTGTAGTTAC